TAATTCATATATAACACCACTTGGTTCTAATGTGGTTGCAGTAGAATACATTTTAGTAGTGTTTACCCCATCAACAAGGCTAAACAATATTCTACCTGGACTTGTAGTTGGAGCGCCTCCTGGGTTACGATCACCTGTACCCTCATAACAATTAAATGTATTGAAACGCATTCTTACATCTGTACCTTCAATAGAACCATCTGTTAGTAGTGTTAGACTTTTAAAACCATCAAGGAACATATTACCATCTGATTCTACTTTAAAGGGTGCATATGCATATGATGCATCACCTACCCACATTTGACCTGCTGCATTTACATGGAATGAACTAGCATCACTGCCACCAATATCAATTGTACCCCCTGAAATTGCCCCTTTGATAACAAGTGTTCCAAGTGAACCATTCCAAATCATAGATTCTGATGCATTACCGATTGCGAAATCATAACTTGAACCACCATCATGTCCTAAGAAAAATCCACTGGTAGTATCAGCTGCACTATTTTTATTAAGGGTATGAATAGATCCACCACCACTTAAAATAATTCCACCACCTGTAATTGTAGTTCCAGCAATTAAACCCGTCTGTGCTTGATTTTGTGCATTTAAATTTTGAACGCTACCTAAACCTACATTAGTTGATGTTGTACCAGCTTGAATTGTTGATGTTGCATCTTGATTCGCAGTTGCTCCACTTGCGGCTCCACTCGCAACAGTTGATGCTATAGTTCCACCTATTTCAACATCACCAGCAATACTTAATATATTCCCATCCCATGTAATTCCTTTTGTACTACCATTACCAATTGAAAATTTTGGTGTTGCTCCATCATTTCCAATAAAAAATCCAGTTCCTGTATTATATGATGTTTGTCCACTTTTTATACTTACACCTGTACCACCAGTTATAGAATTTGAATTAACTGTCCAACCACCTAGTGAACCAGCTGACCTTGTAGATGTGTTGTTTTGAAATCCTGTTGTAGTATTATCTAAATCACCTAAACTATCACCACCGATTACGATACTACCTGCTGTAATAACACCTGCTACATCAATTCTTGCCGCATCTACTGTTCCTGTTGTTATTTTTCCACCGTTAATTGTAGTTGTGCCCAACTCACCGAAACTCATTTCTAAATTTCCATCAGAAATATTATTAGCAGATGTGAATGTAACCAACCCACTAAATCCAATTGCCTGTGTAACAGAACCATATGAAATATTAAGTAATGCACTACCATTATCAGTAGCAATTCCTGCTCCAGTATAATCTTCCGTTGCGGTATACGTTGCATAAAAATATTTATTAGTATTTCCACTTTCATATGTGGGAGCCCCCATTTGCCAGCCGGGAGACATTCCTGTGATGTTTCCAGATGAAAATGTGTAAACTGAACTATTATCATCAGGTGATGTAGGTGGATTTGATACTACTGACCCATAGTGAACCATACCACTTGCCGTACGTAATCCAGTATCACCTGGATCTCCTGGTTCTCCAGTTATTCCTTTTCTTGATAATCCAAATGTGTAAACTTTGGTAAATTCCAAAAGTGAAGTATTATCTTTTATAACTACCGTTATAGTACCTTGATCGGCAGTTAATGAGCTTTGAACACCTTTTGTTTGTGAACTTACTGTTGTTAGTGTACTTGTTATTCCAACACCGGTAGCAGAAACAATACTATATGTGTTTACACCTGATAATGCATAAGTAAATTGAGTAGTTCCCTTGAAAAACCGTACCCCAAACTCACTACCAGTATATGAAATTCCTGCAAATCCAGTAGTAGGTGCTGAAAATGTATGTGCTTCGTTTGTTAAAAATACTGTATAACCATCTAATCCATCTAAACCATCATCACCCTTAATTAAAGACCAATCATAATCTAAATAATTAGTTGAGTCAGCAACAGTTGTGTTTACAAGTGTACCAATATATGTCTTTCCTGCTGATACTGTTGTACTGAAACCTACACTACCATTTGAAGATGTTGCATACGCAATATGTAAATAATATGTAGTACCATCAGTACCAGTTTCACCTGGTATTCCATCATCACCATCTGTTCCATCAACACCTTTAATTAGCACCCAAGTATAGTCACTTGGAGTATTACTATCTGCTGATATAAAATCAACGTATGTTCCAATGTATGTTTTTCCAGTTGGTGATTGTGAAAAACCTGTACCTGTTGCAGAATCTGCATAAGCAACGTGAAAATAAGTTGAAGTACCGTCCGCTCCATCTATACCATTGATTCCTGATACTGCATCTTGAATACCGAAAACATCAACTGTGTCAAATGCCAATACTGTGGTTTCAAAACCACTTCGTACCTCCGATAAAATTAAATCAACATTAAGTGGACCTGGAACTAAATCTTCCGTTTCATATAAATATGTATTTGTTGCTGACCAGGGTTGGACAATACCACCGTTTATATAAAATTGATATTGTGGACTTATCACATTTTGTTGGGTTGCGGTGAATGTAATATCCGTACCATCTGTTATAGTACCATCTGAATTGTAAGCAACTGTATATTTTGTTCCTGTTAATGATACTACTTTAGCATCTATTCCACTTGAACCATCCAATCCAGCTTTTGATTTTGAGAATGACTGTACTTTAGTTATTGAAATGGGTGTTCCATCTAATCGTTTACCTGTTATTTCATATGAAATGCTTGCATTATCAGCTGTCATTGCTGATTGATTTCCAACTGTTAAAAATGCTCCACTATCGGTTAAAACTCCTGTTGTAATATTTGTTGGTATTGCTGCCACTTTCCACTCCCCAATTGCGGTTGTACTTGGTACATATGGTAATTGAGTTATTCCCTCATACAACTTTATTTGAGTTCCAGAACTTACATATGAAGAAACCACACCTGCTGTATTTGCAGGAAATGTATGTGCTTCATTTGATAATATAATTGTTAATGCATCTATACCATCACTTCCTGATACTGCATCTTGAATACCGAAAACATCAACTGTGTCAAATGCCAATACTGTTGGTTCAAAACCACTTCGTACCTCCGATAAAATTAAATCAACATTAAGTGGACCTGGGACAGAATCACTCGTTTCATATAAATATGTATTTGTTGCTGACCAGGGTTGGACAATACCACCGTTTATATAAAATTGATATTGTGGACTTATCACATTTTGTTGGGATGTTGTGAATGTAATATTCGTATCATCTATTATAGTACCATTTGATTCGTAAGCAACTGTATATTTTGTTCCTGTTAATTTAACAACATTTGCATCTATTCCAATTGAACCATCATTACCTGATATTCCTTGTTTTGATTTACTAATAGTTGCTACTATACTTTTACTTGATGCCGTACCCTCACTATTGATAAAATTAACTGGTATAGTTATTATACCAGTGTCTGCTGTCATATTTGTGGCATTTGAAGTAACCGTAACTATTTTTGCCGATTTTGTAGTTGTAATACCACTCGTTGTAGTAATTGTACCAATACTTGTAAATACATCAGTATTTCCTTCAAATGCTGAAACTATTATATCATTAGGTAGAATGAGACCACTTCCATCTGAATTGGCTGGTATTGATTGAGCTAATGGTGTAGCAAATACAATTACATTTGGAACTGCCGCTTTGGCTTTTGAATAATTTACTTTTTTAGTAAAATCAATAGTAGAATTATCACCTGCTTTATATCTAATCAATAATGTTAAATATCCATCGTTTCCACTCATGGCTGAAATACCATATGAATTTGTAGTAGGTGAAACTGAATTTGGTGTGCAATTTGTTCCTGTTGCTGATATAATGTCAAATCTATTTGGTACGACTAATCCATTATCATGAACAATATTAACTGTACCGACACTCACCGAAACGGATCCATCACCTGCATTAAATTGATTTGGTGCAACAAACCCCGTTGATAATGAAGGAAATGATGTTGATTCGTTTGATAAAAGGGCAGATACACCATCATAATTTATTAAAGGTGTCACTTTTATAGAATCGGAATGTATCCCTGCAAATGCATCTGAACCTGTAAATGAATATGTAACAGATCCTAATGTTTGGGGGAACGATGACCCTTGTAATTTATAGGTTTTTACTCCATTAGTATCAGAAATAGTAGTCAATGCAGGTACTCCACTTCCTGAATTTACGGTAATTGGTGTAAAGTTAGATGCTAAATTAAATCGTGATACTTGTATAGTTACTGCTTGACCAGATGGTCTTAATTCTAAGGTAGTCGGTTCGTAATAAAATGTATTAGTATCCACACTCGCAATTAACGAAGATATTGTTACACCATCTTCTGAACGGAAGATAGTTTCAAATTCAGTTTTATCTTCAATGGTAGCTGAATATACAATTGAACCTACAGTAACTTCACTTCTGCTGCCTGTAAAATCTGAAATGTTTAAAAGTGCACCATTATTTGTTGTATTTGTCAATTTCCCTGGGTACTGTCCTCCAGAATATGATGCTGATGTTAAATATTTTCCTGTGTCATCATACGCTGATGCTGAATATATGGTTGATCCTGAAAGTAGATTTTTTGTAACTACAAATCCAATTTGTTGAAATAATGGATTTCCTATTGAACCAGTTGCGAATCTAAATGAATTTCTGTTGGTAGTGAACGTTAAAAATCGTGTTAGTTGGGATGCTGCGGAAGTATTACCACCTGTAAATTCCTTTGTACCCAACACATCAACTGGAATGTAATTGTTGTTTATATCAAAAAATTCAAATCTAAAATCGTAAATTTCACTCGGTAATTGGCGAGGGACAGGTTGAATCAATGTAAATTCATCTGGTGAGAATGATGTTTCTTGGGCATTCCGTAAACTCACATTTGAAATATACCAATCTGACCCAACAAACTCAAATACCAATTTGGCTTCCGATGTTTCGTTTGATATTATATTGTTATCTATAACAGCTCTGGTTACGTATTTATTTGAACCAGATTCTGCTATCAATTGTTGAGTATCATTTGATGAACTCAAATATGCTTTTATATATTTATTATTTGATACACTCCCACTTAACAATGCCTTGAATGATAATGTATATTCAACACCCTCTGTAAGTGATACTGAATATACCGTTGTCAACTTCTGAACACCACCTGATGTGTTATTATAATCAACAAAAATAGAATTTTGTAATATTGTATTATTTACCGTAATTGGGTGATTTACTGAATCAACTACCCAATATGTATTTAAATTATCTTCTGTGAAATTCCCATATGAAACATCGTTTTTTGTTTGAGATGATAAATCACGTAATAATTCAGTAGATTCCAATTTCGCATCTTGAACAAATTGATAATCACTTAACTCATTCTTTGATTTTCTATACACTTTAACTCGTGCCACATCACCGACAAATGTTTTTAGTTGTGATATATCTATTTTGGCAAAAGAGCCCGTTAAAGCACTCGATTCGAGTAATTGGCTTTCAACGTATTCAAACGTTGTGTTGTATGGTGTGACATTAAATGGTTGTACTATATCATTTACAGTATATGGAACATCAACTAAAACGGTTTTATTATTTAACACTTCCTTAACAGTTGCAGTATAATCCAAATCTGGAATATTGATGATATTTTCATCAATCGAACTTGACCAATTAGAACCATCAGTAATTTTTAATTTATATCGTGTACCTGCTCTCCAATTGGTTAAATCAATCCCTTCCGACGGAAATTCTGGAATACCAATAACTGAACCTGATTGTGTTATAGTTGGAACACTTACAGTAAAGATGGGCTTTACAATTTCCGCAATTTCCACCGAAGGTCTTTTATAAAAACGGACCACATCTTCATTAGATAATAGTTTGTTTATTTTAAATTCCTTTTCCCACTTTACATTATATACCTTTTTCCATTCATTAGGAATTGGCTTAGTTCCGTTTTCCCCATCAATATAAGTTTTGGCTTCTCCTAAAATTGTTATTTTTCCTATACCAATTGGAGTATCAGTATATACATGAACTGAAACTAAAATTGATGTACCTTCATAATATTCAGGACGTCCATCTCCAGGTTCAAAATATATAGGATTTCCAGCGACATCCAAAATTTCAATTTTAATTTCGGTAGTTGGTTGTAAATGTACAGATCCTTCAATTAGGAATCCATTTTTACCGCCTGTAAGTGTATTGTTTAATTCTGTTATTCTGAAATATGTGGAATTCGGGTTTTCATCTTTAATAAATGTCTGATAGTTCGATAAATTTAAAAAAGATGAGAATTTCTTTATTATAGCCATAGCGTTCTTGTATATAGTTATAAATATGATGAAAAGATAAATTAACGATATTTATATTTAGGAAACTAAATAAAACTAAAACTATGAAGAAATACAAGATGATTCAGCTTGAAGAATCGGCATATTTACAATTAAAAGAATATTGTAAACAAAATGACAAAAAAATGGGACCTGTTCTTGCTCGTATGATTGAAGAAAAGTTTAAAAGAAATGTTTTAAGAGTTGAATGAAAATACACTATGTATTTAAACCAAAAATCCCAATTGAAATTAATCAAATTGGGAAATTTAAAGTTGCCAATGGCAAAATATACCATATGTATATCACGTGAAACTGCTATCTAAAACTTAATATGTGAAAAATCATCGACTTTTTTAATTTCTATTAAATTATCAACTGTATCTCTCATTGAATCAATATGGGATACGACCATTACAAAATCAAACTGTGTTTTAAGATATGTAAACAAGCCATATAATGATTGTAAGTTCTCACTATCCAACACACCAAATCCTTCGTCTATAACGAGGAAATTAGGTCTGGGTAGATTACATATGTTTATTAACGCAACTCGTATTGCAATACCTGATATAAATCTCTCCATCCCACTACTCATTTCCAAACTCCATTTTTCCTCACCATATACAAGGTATGCATTAATATTCTTACCATCAATATCCAATTGTATTCCAAAATCCACGATTTGACCAAGTATGTTATTCACTTCACCTTCAAGCATTGGTAGTGCCTTTTCAATAAGTTCGTATGATATGCCATCTTTACTCAATGCATTTAAATAAAAATCGAATAATTTGGTTTGTTGTTCCAAATTAGTCACTTCATCTATTCGGTCTTGAATTGACTTCTGTTGATTCTCCAATGAAGATACCATACCATTTAACCGTAAGACTTCAGTATTAAATTTACCCGATTCTTTTTTGGCTTTGGATAAGTTAGTATTCACCACTTTTAGTTCACTACGAATTTGTTGATTTTTCTTTATTTGTACTTCGTTTTTGTAATATTCACCAATTAACGAATCTTGTGTTACTATTTGAGTACCGATTTTAACTTCTTCTGTTTCATATGTGGATAATCGGTTTATAAGGGTTGATAACTCCCTATCTACCTTTTCTTCTTTAATTGCAGTCTCGTTATATATTTCCCAATCATCCGCACTTTTAGAAAGGACATCTATATTATTTGTTAATTCAAGTATTTTATCTGAAATTTTGATTTGTAATGAATTTAAACTCAATAGTTCACTTTCCACATCTTCTTTTGATGTAATAATCGTACTTGCATTTTCCATACAAATATCACAATCTGGATTATACTTATGCTTCTCCAAATGTTCCTTTTGGGATTCCATAGACTGTATTTTTATATCTGTCTTATCTTTCTCCGAATTGGCAATATTTAAATGTCCTCGTAATTTCTTTAATTTTTCAACATTTTTTGTTAAAATATCTTCATCATATCCATCAAGAATATCATCCAATTTAAGTTGCTCTTTTTCTACTAATTCAATCCGGCTTTCTGCCTTTTCTTTATTTTTAGATAACTCACCCTGCCGTTTCCTTAAAATCTCCTTACGGTGTAGTAATTCTGTAATACCAACTTTATCGGAATTAAGATTAACCAATGTACCATTCAATTTTATGTATTCTCGGTTCAAGGTATCAGCTAATTTATTTGATTTGGATAAATCATCCGATGCTTGTAAATAACTTATTTTTGATAAATCAAGTTGGTCAGTAAGTTCGGCTAATTTTGAAGTAAAGTCATCGGATTTAAATTTTCGCATTAAACTTGCGTTATCTCTGTTTTCATCAGCAGCAGTTTGATACAATTTATCAAAAATATCAACTCCAATGAACTGTGAAAGTATTTCTTTACGTTCTGTTTGAGATTTATCAATAAATAGTGCATTGTTACCTTGTAGTGATAATGTAGTTAGTATAAAATCCTCAAATTTACCTAAATATTGTTCAATGTGTTTATTTGTATCTCTACGTTGTTCACCATTTAATGATATTTTTATACCTTCTTCCACTTTCCAAAAATTCACATCAACTTTAAGGTTAGTTTTCTTACGTGTCCATTTTGCAGTACGTTCTATGAAATAATCCACACCATCAATCTCAAAATTAAACTTACAATAGAATGACTCTTTACGTGTATTTAAAACATTCTTTGAACTGATTGTTCTTGAACTCTTATCAAAAAGACAATATAGTAATGCATCAAATAATGATGATTTCCCACTCTTATTCGCAGCGAATAGACCAATTATGCCGTATGATTTCTGAAAATTAACTTTATTGCCCTCTCCATATGAGAACATATTATCAAATTGGAATGTTTTAGGAATCCAAACGATGTTATCCGCTAATTTTGTATCATCAATCTGTGAATTTATATCCAAATTCATATCAGTAATGGTATTTAAATCAGAATCTTCTAATGCGAATGATCTTTCTAAATACTCTCGTATAAGTTGATTTTGAAATGTAACATCAGTAACATCACCAACGATATTTTTATTTAATTTTGAACCAGTTTTTAATTGACCCATTGTATCGGTTCGTGTTACCGTAACTTCTGGACTTTTAAATAATTGTTTAAGTTCCGTGATACACAGTGCCATATCGGCAGCAGCTGTATTTGTGAATCTTAATCGTAATCTCGGATATTTTGGTAATTTTGTATCAATTTCATCATAAACCCATTGTGGAATAACACCATCCACCACATCAATCGTTAAATAACCGAAATCATTATGTATATCAAATTCTTCATATGTGCGTGTTGCCACATTCCATAATAAATAACCATGCTTCTCTAACAATTCACCGTGATTCTGCTGTAAAAGGCTGGAGCTATAAGCAACGGCGGGTTGTTTTTTGTAAACGATCATATTTAGAGTATCTAAATATTCATTTACCTGCTTCCATCCTTTAGATTTATATAACTCCCAATCACCAGCTGCTATTTCCAATGTTGATTCTGTGAACTCCTGTAAACACTGTCTTTTGTGGATATCACCTAACACCGCCATATCAAACCCATCAAACATTTGTACCGAAAATGAGTTAGATGCAACCGTATATCCTATATCAGTTTCCGCTTTATTAACAGGTCCATGAAAACAACATATTTTATTTTCTCCTTCAACTTCATATCCATTTGCCCAATTGTCTTTATGATCTAAAATGGAATATACAACAAATGTTAAATTTCTGTAAGGATATGTACCCGTATCTCGTAAATAATGAATTTTTGGATTATTTAAATTCTTCACGATTGGAGTTAGTACATCCAAACGATGTGAATTATTCAAATTGCAATCGTGATTTCCTGTAATTAAAAAAGTTTCTCGTAATTTGGCACATTCTGTAAGTAACCAGCTAATTTCCTCAACCAATTCGGGAGACATTTCTGTTTTAGCGTGTGCAATATCCCCTGCAAGGTAAATGACGGAATTTTCTATATTATCCTTTTTTACTTGCGCTAAAAATTTCGTGAAAACTAATCGGTATTCTTTATGTCGTTGTAAATTCCGAATGTGTAAATCGCTGATATGGTATATATGTGTGATATCTGCTGCACTCTCATTTATGTCTTTGCTCATATTATATTATTGGTAAATGATTTTATATTCTATTTTTATAGATTTACAATATTTAATTGCCGCTTCGTTTTTTGCATCTATAATTTCTTGGTTGTATATTCTACCTTTTGTTTCTAACAATGTTTTATTATTTGTAGTATATGTAATTAAAAAATCTGGTATGTAATTTCTTATTTTATTTTTATACGTGTATGGAATTTTTATTTTGTGATTTTTAGTCCAATGAATAACATCAGTATCATCATCTAATATTCCCATCCATGTTTTTTCAAAACCAGACGCATAATATTCTTCAATATTTGTTTTTTTGCTTTTATACCTACCTTTTTTGTAAAATTTCGGACCAATTTTATCAGGATTATCCATTGACCAATTGGCTAACCGATTTATACGTTCTTCAGAATTCCATTTTTCTGAAGTCTCTTTACTTTTCTTTATTTTTGATATAATTTCATCAACGTTAGCTGAATTACTCCAATGATTTTCTTTAATTTTTAATTTGGTTTCATCTGAAATATATCTATCGGTCATTAATTCTGACATATATTTTTTATGTGTATCTGTGTGATATCCCTTTGGCATACGAAATGCAGTTCCATTATCATTTGCTTTTTTTATATTTATACTTCCCGATTTTGCCACCACATTACGTAATTCTGGATTATCTATAAATTTTTGCTTAGATCCTTTTGATATTTTGTCAAGTTCGTCTTTGGTTCTAATCCGATTATTGGAACATTTATAACTACAATATTTGGCTGAATATCTTGATGGTATGACTTCAAATTCATTTTCGCATTTTTTACATATTTTTTTTATTCTATACTTCATACCTATAAATATAAGAAATAAAAATTTACCATCTAACAGAACTGTATAACTACTACAAATTTAGTTTTTGTGAAATAATATCCGAAAATGTAGTTGTTTTTGTATTCTGAATTATTTTATTTGCTTCGGGAAATCCCATACTACTGGCATCTTTATCAGTTGGTATAATATTTGAAGTTGGAATGCCCTGTCTTGTGAAAAACTCGGTATAATATAGTGCTTGTTTTTGGGCATCTACATCTAACATTATTTTAATACCTATTGGTTTCTTTATTAAAATCTTTTCCATTAACACAACTGGTATTACTTTACCGAAAATGGGTATAGCATTTCGTTTTACTGCAATTGCATCAAAAATCCCCTCAACAATCACAATCTTTTCATTCCAGTTAATTTGATTATCTAATGCGATTACGTTTTTACTTACAGGTGGATTTTTGTATTTATATACTTCATCTTCATATATTGTTCGTGAAATAAAATAATTTAAATTTCCATCTATTGTATATGATGGAATAACAATACGACCTGAATATAGACCACTATCACAATACCCTATGTTATACTTTATTATATCTTCTCGTGTTATACCACGTGAATCTAAATAAAACTTAACGTTTGTGTACATTGGATTAAATGATTTTGGCTTTAGTAATGCTGATTTAAATTCACTTGGTAATCGTAATTCAATTTTCACATCATCAGTATGCGACACCGTCACATATTCATTACCGTAAATTTTATTTATTTCTGATATCTTGTAATTATCAACATTTAATTTTCTAAGTAATGAATATAGTGATTTCCCCTTTGCATCACACACCCAGCAGTGCCAGTATTTTTTGATTATATTTATATTTAGTTTCTTTTTTGGGTGATGGCAGAACGGACAGTGATATACTCGTTCATTTGATTTTAAATCAGTTCCTATTCCTAATGCCGAATCTAATATATTTATAATTTTTTGTTTATCTTGATATGATAACATTATCTATTTTTTTTCGTTTTCCATGTTATACCTTTATTCCAGGGAATATTTCCCTTTAATGCTTTACTTAGTTTCTCTCGTGCTTCTATACTATTCATTGGATTATTATTAATATTCCGTTCTATAAGTTGTAATCGCACATGAGGTAATTTCGCCGGGTTATTTTTTGTTAAATATTCCACTCTTAATTTTTTAAGTTCATTTGCACGATATTCCCCCATATGCTGTTCATATGTAATTCCCAAATGACCCTTACTAATTTTCTTACGAGTTTCATCACTTACAATTCTACCTTTTCCAGATTCACTGATTTTTTTACAAGTTTCATCTGAAAATATCTGATTTTTTCGTTTTTCCCTCATTTTTTTCTTACTTTCTTCTGTATGAACCAAACCATGTCTATGGAATCCAATATTAGGTATATAATAATTTCTATTTAGTGAATCATCTATATTTTCTTTTATTAATATACTCTCATATTTTATACAAGTTTCTCGCTTTCGGAAATTTGATTTTAATATTGTTTTTATTAATCTTGATTTGTCTTTTGGTTTCCAAGTTTTATAACTACCCACATAATGATCTTCAGTAATTTCACACTCACAACTTCTACTACCAATGTAAAATTCCTTAGTTATTGGATCATCTAATCTATATACATAATGTTTCATAAAAAGTAAAACCCATAAAATTTCAGGGTTGAGGACCTTACTTTTTTACAGGTTTTTAAAAATTTCTTAAATATGTAGCCTCAACTCTACCTATATAAATATTAAAAAAGAAAAAAACCATTAATTCATATAGGCAATAGTGTTTATGATTATCACCCTTTGTTTTTGTACCGGGTCCTAAAGTTTCATCAATTATATTGAGTATTTTATTTTTATCTCTAAATGAAAGCATTTTATATTCTAAATTTAACCTTTAATATACAAAAAAAAACCGAGATATCCTAATTATCTCGGCTTTCTTTATTTTTATGGATGTGGAATCTGGGTAGGCAGCTTTCGCATGTATATCATCCCCACCCATAATATATATAATCCCTATTTAACTTAATAGAGTTTTTAGTCTTTCTGCTGATTTTTTTGTTGTATGTCTACCATATAATTCACCATTGATGGTTGTATTACACTCATATTCAATCATATCACTTTCAACCACTTCAATCACCCGTTCTTGATAGTTTGGGTGTTTATATAAAATTTTACCACCATTACTCAATTTGATTTTAATAATACAATGGTCAAGAATTCCACCACCACCCATTGAACTACGGTTATGGATTAACAATGGTATTTTGATACTACCGGTTGATATTCCAACATAACCAGTTACATCATTTTCTTCGTTCCAATCTATACCTGTTGTGGTATCTCCGTAATGTACCCTAATCCGAGTTCCACTATTACGTGCAGCTTCCAATACTCTGATAACTGCTTCTGATGTATCTTTGTGGTAAGATGTTCCGTTTACTGTGTTATATTTTTTCATAATTTAAATGTTTTAAAGTTAAATGCGTTTTCTTTTGAACCGATACCAATTTTTATCTGTTTGTGTGTATCTAATCCATATGCCTAAAATTTTAATAAACGTGTAATCATGTTGCTTAAACATATGAAAAACACTTCCTTTTTGTATCCAAATTTTCATAATTGAATTTTTAAAGTTTACCGATGTTATTTTGATATTTCACTTAAACCAAAGAATATCAATCCATAGAAAAAGAACTGTTCTTTTTCTTCAAATAAAACATTTTTCAGTCTTTCATATTACTTGCTCCAGCTTAATATTTCATTTTCTTTAGATATATAAATCTTGCATTCTTTTAATGTATTAGACGAGAAATAAACTTCGCCAGTTAAAATACTTTTAACTTCCCAAGTTCCGTTAACCAATTCAATTAAATTATTACTTATTAAATCAGTATAATTTCCTTTACAAATTCTTTTTAGTTTTATAGTTGTCATAATCTTCGTATTTAAGTTAAACTCTCTCTTTATTACATAGTAAATGTACGGAAATTATTTTAGATAAACAAACTAATCTACATAGGTTTTTGCCTCTGAATATTTATATTTATTTAATTTATGTAATTCGGTTGTTTTTCAATTCTTTCATCAATCATATCTCTCAACATATCACAATACACACCAGTCTCCTTTGAAACCTCATTAAATTGATTATTTAACAATCTGAATGCGTAAGTATCATTCCAACCCAAAGTAACCATTACCCACCCACTATGGATGTAACCATGTACTGAAATCATCAATGCTTTGTTTTGGTGATTATACACCTTTGAAACACCCCAACTAAAATAAATATTTATATTAGATTTTAAAAGTTTTAATGTCTCATGAACATTAAATTCTCTTTCTAATTTTTCATCTATTGTTTGGAAAAAACTTCTTTTACTCATAATATTAGTTTTAAGGTTTAACTATTTCTTTTTATTACATGGTAAATATACGAAAAAAAACCGATATAAAGAATTTATGTCGGTTTTAATTTTATTTAATTTCTGTATCTTTTTTAAAATACGTTCCATTGATGTTTGAGTTGTAGTAATCATCATCGGTTTCTAATACCCGTTTTTCAAATAACTCCCTGGTTTCGTAATAACTCAATTGCTTTTTATGGTACGCTACACGTATAATTTCTTTTGTGTATTGTAATCCTTTTTTAATCCCTTCGTTCAATATAGTGTTTGAACCTGTATAGATTTTCCAATTCCCTTCCTTCCGGACTGTTTCATAAAGTTTCAATCGTTTATCAGTAATAAGTTTAGACTCCTTTTTTCCAAATTTCCGTTTCCTTACCGTAAATATGGTTTTCTTACCTATATATTTTTTACCGTTTTCATCAGTAATCATATATACGAATCCATGTACATTATCAGGTAAATCGGAAACCTCGGTAATGGGCTTACCTTGATAATTCCAAATCGGTTGTGTCATACCTTTTTTAAATTTTTATAAATCGCCTGTTAGACCATCTGTGTATTTTTTTGTATTGGGTGTACCACGAAATTTACTCAAATTTTCATCAGATGCAAGGTTTTTGCCCCCGTCTACCGATAATGGAGTTTTATCTGCCCCTATTTTTGGTGCATTGAACCAGGGACCTTTTAAGTATTTTTCTAATAATGTTGCCATAATATTGTTCCTTTATTTTAATATAAGTATAATTAATTGTCAAATCTAACCAAAAAACTAACATTGTAATCAGGAAGTTTTTTTATTGGTTTGGGTAATTTCGCTACTGCAATCATTTCACCATCACTATCGTATAATCCAATCGTTGTTATAAATGTAGATAAATATGAACCAGTTGGGTCTAAGCTAACGTTAGCTGAATAGTCATTCCAAGTGCCACTTCCAGTTCCAACCGTTCCTACAAATGATGATTTTTGTGTAATATCTCGAACTTCCTTTATTTTGACTGTTTTTGCTGGTGATACATTCGTTATTTTGGTAGTAGTAAAGTCATATGAATTTTCTAATACAACATCAACTGCTGATGGGTTTTGAGAATAGTTAAACTCACTCCTATCGGCAGTTACTAAAATTTCCGTTTCGTGTATAGTTTGAGTTGACCTATAATCAACTGTATAATTAGAAAATGCTAATGAATCTGTCATAACAATTAAACCATCATCATAAAATACATTGCCAAATATTGCACTATCCAATCCAACATCATTAAAAAATAATGGTGTATTTGTTATCATTGTATTATTCTCAAAATCAATATACGATACATATCTATCCTCGGTAGTACCTAATGTAAATGTACCTATGCCGGAATTCAAATCTAATGATGATAATGTGACCTCTATGGTAGTGCCATTAACTAAAAATGTTATAATTTGAGTATTAATATTCCAACCTGTAAGTATATATCTTGGTAATTCGGTTCTCAATGCCCCAAACCCATCATCTACATACGTAATTCCGTTGTCATTATCTACAAGTGTTACACTTCTTTTTTTTATTTGCTCACCGTACTTTATTTGTGGAATTTGAATTACATAAATTTGATCACTAAACAAACGTTCAACCATATAATCGGCAGGGTTGTACATTACTCCAAATTGGGAAATTACATTTCCATTGGCAGAATAATATTTTGTTTTTATTGAATGATATAGTGTATGGGTGTATATACCATTACCTACATTAGTGGATGTATCTAAATCGAATAGACCCACTTCATTGGAAGCCGGTATTACTGATGCATCACTCTGGTCCAGAAACCACTCTTTATATACTTTAAATCTTCTGGTCGATATGTTTGAATACGGTATCTGTTTGAACATAATTTAATCTTACATGTATAAATATTAACTTAATAAATTCTCAATAATTTCTATATCATTATTAATGTCATGTTCCCATACCACTTTTACTTCATATCCATTATTTTTAGCCATACCTTGTTTTAACATATCATTCTGAATTGTAGATTTTACATCAAAATGGTGTTTTTTAACTCCAATACCGCCATGCCAATAATCACCATGAACTTCAATAATAATATTTGAATTTTTTAATTTAAAATCGTATGATTTACAAACACCATTATCATTTATAAAAAACTGAAATGTGTATTTGATATTTTTTGAATCTAAATAATCTGCAACCTTCTTTTCAAGTTTATTCATTGGTTTATGTGAAAATATTTTTTTGATTGCTTCTGGAGTATGAGTTTTACCGAACATTGCATTATTTTCTCCTTTAGAATAACCACGTTCAATACGAGTTTTGCTCATTTGAGCACGTGATTCTGCTGAAAATGTTTTTCCAATTGCCCAATGTCCATTTTCTTTTAAGAATTCTGATTGTGATGTGGACATTTTTTCTATGGATGATTTTTTATGCTTCTTACCATACATAGGGTGTTTAGTTTTATCCTTTAAACGCTCCTTTGCTGCTTCACTTATTTTTTTACGATGTTCTTTAGTTCGTGGTGGCATTTTACCACCCTTTAGTGTTTTAGATTGCCCTACTTTAAAGCATTCCATAGAACAATATGTATCTTTACAAATAGTTCCACAATTTTTACATGGTGACCATTTTGGTAGGTCTTTCCAATATTTTATAGCATATTCTTGGTAGGTAATATTATGTTTTCGGGTTATATGCATTCCGAATTGTTTAATACCGTGTGAATCATCACATAGCCTACATTTTATCTTATCAATCATAACTAAAAAAGTTTCCTATACATATAAGTATAAGAAACTTTTTAAAACGGTATCTAATTTGAGTTTTATTATGATTTATTCATCAAAAATCAAGTTTGATCTTAATCAAAATTTCACGATCAAAAGATTTAGGTATTGGTTGTGATGTTTTCGCCACCGCTAACATTTCACTTGAATTGTTATATAGACCAACGGTTGTTATATATGTCTTTGGGTCTCTTTCGAATGATGATTCTACGAAAGTTCCGTCTGAACCAGTTACAAATGATGGGTTGTTAGAAAAATTATATTCCCTATTGGTTGCTCTAACGAAGTAATGTGCTGTTGATATGTTTTCAGTTCTACGTGCTTCAAAATCCCCTCCTAATTTAATAGAATCAAATAATTTTATATGGTTACGTTTTTCAGGAGTATCTACACCAAGATCAGGGGTTATCTCCGTTCCTACAAGAGAAGCAAGTGCTCCTGGATTTAATACAAGTAGTCCTTGATCTGGATAAAATAACCCATATCCTTGTCCTGTTTGTGGTTCAAATGTATCAACTACTGTTGCTGCATTTTCAGTTCCTAAATTTAAATCACCTTGAACTATATTAAATACTCTACCCGCTTTACCTACGGTATCATCAAATTTTTTCCCACTATCATCTATAAAGGTAAAAGTTCCATTTGTACCACTCAATGTTAATGAGAAATTTCCAGGATCCATAGATTCTCTATATCTTGATCTTGAAAGGTTTACAACGTAAATATCATCAGAATCATGTGCTACTGAATTTGAAGATGAAAGGAATGTGAAATATTCATCATCACGGTCTAATAAAATAGAACGATATTGTGCGTATGTTGCTTTGGTTGCCAATGTTGATAAATCATCATTTGCTAATGAAACAGAACCTAATCCAGTTTTATTTCCATATGCTACCGCAAATTGAACTACGGATGATGAATCAGTATCAGGATCGGTATTATAAGCATTTATATAATAATCTAATGTTGGTTGTGTTGAGGATGAAAAGAAAGTTGTCAAACTACCAGCATCACCACTCCATAATCCTGTTGTTACTATTTCAGTCTTACCTGTAATTTGATCAAATTCACCAAACGGTTTGTATATACCCGTATTTACAGCACCACCTTGCGCCGCAACTTTATCACCACCAGTTAAATATTGGTTGATGATACTTACTATTTGGTCGGAAGTTAAGCTACCTTGATTATTTGATAAATAGGTTGCAAGTTCTGATGATAAGTTTGTTCCTGCTTGTCCAGTTATTTGTGCCATAGTTTTTTAATTATTTTTTACTGATTTTTTAAGTTCCGAATTACCTAACATTTGAAAAGTGAACTTTCCTGGTGAATCTGGTGATCTAAATACATGTTCTTTGTTATTTAAATCATATCCCAAATATTCAAAATTATCGTTCCATTGATTTATACCAGAATCTAATAATGAATACTTACTACCAACTTTTAATCCTTCTGATAGTATGGCTTTCTTGTGCATTCCAGTTTCTATTATGTTTTCACTTATATATTTTTTTAAATCAAATTTTTTCATGTGTTATATCAATCTTTATGTTGGTTGTACGTATGTAATTGTTACTGGTATGGTTTGTGTACCACCAGTTTCATTTCCATACACGGTTAATGTTGTTTTTATCGTTTGTGTAATACTTGGATTTGGTACAAACGTAAATGCAGTACCCTTTTCTACTGCCGCAGTTGTTGTAATTTCATCCCCTAAAAATATTGGAACTGTACCACTACCTGCACTTAAACCAGTACCGACGATAGAACCAGCATTTTTATTTGCGAGTACTAATGTATATCCTGCTGATTTATTACCTGCTGGTGAAGTTGTGGGTGTCAATGCTACTTGTCCGGAATTTTGTGTCACCACAAGTGATGGAACACCAAGTTCAACTTTTGGAATTTTAGTAGTACCTTTAGGTAAAGTTACCAATTTATATCTCAATACTTGTGTTTCATCTGGAGATGCCTCCGTTACTGGAATTGCTTTAATAGCAGTATCGTAATATGCACTACCTCTTGGATGTGCGGGTTCGTATAAGGTATAGTCAATTTCATCATCACCTAATGCAAATTGAGTAATGTTAAGACCTGCACCCGATGCCAACTTTTCTCTACCTTTTTTGGTAAGAATTGCATCAATCGTAATTTCTTCTGAATTTAAATATGCCATTTTTCTTTTGTGTTTGTTATATTATCTGTTTATAAATATTATTTTTTTTTATTTTGAGTTTTTTTTACTTTTGAAAATTCAAATTTCCAACCTTTATATTTTCCTCGTTGGTATGTTGTTTGATTTTTACAATGAATACTTAATAAATCCCTACTCACATTCAATTTATTTGCAGCTTCTGTGATTGTGGTATATACATATAAATTATCATCTAAATCTTTAACATTTACAAATCCTTTCCAATTTGGATTTAATTGCCCTTTTGATAATCCAAGTTCTTTTCTTTTTTTACTAATATTTAATTTCCATTCTTTACTAAATTTTTTACCTTCATTAGAATATTGGTGCGTTTTATAATATTCTTCCATTCTTAACTTTTGTTCTTTCTTCCATTCATCGGTTCTCTTTATACCAAACATTGGATTTTTGTTACCCGGACTTCCGAACTTTTCTCGTTTTTCATCATCACTCAATTTAGACATAGTTTCTGTAAGTGTCTTACTTATTTTCTTTCTATGGGTTTCAGAAATTGGAATACCACTTGTAACACCAACCACTTCACCATTCAAAAATCGTACATCTTCATTATGAATCCAATGATATTTTCCATTTTTATCTTTAACGGTTACATAACCGATTTTATATGAATGTTCACCTGGAATTGAGAAATTACGATTTAATTCGTTTTTTATAAATTTTCTAATAATACCAGCTTCATATTTAGTAGCATTATTACGAGTTTTAAAATTCTCTTTAATAATTGTTTTTACTAAATTCATCCTTTCAGGTTTCCAAACTGTTGGCGAACCCATATAAGTATCATCTTTAATTTCTCCTTTGCAAGTTCTACTTCCAAAATAAAACTCTCCAGTTATTTTATCCTCTAATTTATATACATAATGTTTCATATATATAAGTATTAAAAATAAAATAAATCAACAACTAATATCAGTCCACCTGTAAAATTGGCTCACCTGCCCCTCTACCTGTATCACTAACTTTCAATGTATTAGGGTTTGTAGTAAACGTCTGTACTGCTGCTCCACCATCAAGTGTTGTTTCTGATGTTTGTTTAGAGCCATTGTACCACGAGTTTTGCATACCGGTTGGTAAATCTCCCACATTTCTATAATGGCTTGTAAAATACCCGTCTAGTGGTGTTACTTCCACTATATTACCTGCTACAATCGGTGTTACTTGGTCAAAATCCAAAATTGTTACCTTATATCTATATAGGGTTTTGGAAACATAATTAGTACCTGCTGTTGGATCTAACGGATTTATATTTTCTGGTGTCCTAACTGTATAACTCTCTTTTAATTTATATACCTTTTTTCTATCTCTTACTACATAACCATACTTGTTAATTCGTGTTCTATTGGTATGCCCATTTTCACCATATAGTCCAAAGCCTGCATTATAAATCGAATCAGGACTCATTCCAACTTGTGTCAATTTAATAGAATCATATTCTCCAATTAGTGTACCTTCTATTTTAGCATCAATTATAGTTTCCTGACCTGAAAGCTCACCTAACAATGTAATATCAGTATCTTGTACTGGAATTATACCTTCGTAATATGGATTAGTAGAAAGTAATTCAATATCAGTAGGAATTGTGAGTATACCATCATAATTAGTTTTTTCAGAAACTAATGTTATTGCACTATTTGTAGTGATAACGGATTCAATATACTCATATGATGAATCTAATTCTAAAATATCATCTACATCAATGATAGCTTCATGAGTCAAATCCTCAGCAATTGGTCTAGTATGTTTAAATTTACTACGTTCTAATAAATGTGGCTCAATAAGTAATCCAGTAGTTACATTTGCTCTACCAGGAACTAACGATTTTAAAGTAGTAAATAGTGTGCTATTTATATATCTAACTAATTGGATATATTCATAAATATTTAAATCAAATCTTTTGAAATAATAATTTCTTAAATTATTTAATTCAGAATAACCATCAGCATATTCATCACCAGGATTACCTATATAATTATCAATATTAAAAGTTCCTAATGAACGTAAAATATCCATATTTATTTCACGTGTGGGTGAAAAGAATAATCCTAATTTATTTGAATCAACTGCATCATCAAATGATGTTACGTTTGACGTATCTCCGAATTTTAAATAATTTTCTAATGTTTGTGATTCAAACCTAATTTTATTTGCCAGACCTATACCAGTTGCCGGAACTACTGCCGTAACTGAGCGTTCATATGAAACATATTGATATGGGTAGGTTGTAATTGATGTGAAATTTTGAGCAGTTGCAAAATCTTCGCCATATTTTCTATTTATAGATACATTTTTTATATCCAAATCACCTGCCGCACTCCTATCTTTTGGATATTCAAAATCTAATCTAAATATTAAATCTTCGGTTGAGGAATTATAATCATTACCATCAATTGCATCAGGTAATAATGTATGGTTTACTATATTTGCCTCACTTAATGGCACACTCCATAATCTGAATTCATCCACATTTCCAACAAATCCATCCCCGATTATTAAATCCGGTCCATTTGCCCATGTTGATGCACCTGTGGTTATTGATAGAGTTGAGGATACTTCATTACGGATTCTTTCGTTAAATCCTTCTTTTGCATAAACCCAGTATGTGTCCTCATTACCAGATACGGTTCTTTGAACCACGATTTGAGTATATTCACCATCAAAGAACGGAAAATAATTTGTTAAAGAGGAAGTGTCACTTCCTGTAAAATATAATTGTATTGCAGCTAAACTACCTGTTCCGGGAATAATTGATAAATCCCAATCTTCGGCAGTAATTAGTGTTTGTTTTTCTTTTAATGATGTGTTAACCCTTAACTCAATAGATTGTGGTTTGTTTCCAGTTGTTATAAATTGGTTATATGGAACTAAAATTGATGAAGTGCCGTCAAGTGATATGGCAGCTGTTCTATCATCAAATGTGAAATTAGTTGTAGTTCCTACTGTTGGATCAACAGGTCCACCAAATTCCATAATGGTTAACATTGAAGTTGGAATACCATAACATGACATAACCGCAGTTAATGCTCGTTTTGTTCCTTTATGTTTGAATAAATATGGTAAGTTATTTAATAATCTTCTCCAAATTTCTTGTTGTCTCTGTTTACCACTCATTGCCGATGCGGTTGACCCATCGACGTTTTTACCGAAAGCGTACTCCCACAATTGTTGCGATTGCATACCCATATCAGCATCCCAACCAAGTGATTCCAACATATGATAAATTAACTCATTTGTTATCCCACTATCGTAATTATGAACTATTTTTTTAGATTCGGTAATACCTTTTGTATAACTTGATAAAATATCAAAATGTTGACCAATCATATTAAAAAATAATACGAAATCTTCATTTTCTGAATCATCAATTAAATGTTGAGGGATGTTTCTTACAAGTGCGTTTTTATTATCCCAATCAAAAGTAGTGGCACTATCTATTATAGTAGTATACCAAGATTGAACTGAACTATCAGATGATCCACTTAATATGTCACCTGCACCTGGATATGCGAATGCATCATCAGGGGTTTTGTATAATTTATTTTCAAATGCATCAAATCCTGATTTTAATTTATTAATGGTGGTTGTGATACCTGCCATTTCATTTTTTACAGCAATTGCATTTAATGAACCTGATGTTGTTAGTAATAAATCGTATTTTGCATCATATGCTTCAATTGCTTGTATTTTGTAAAAGAAATTTTCAACCCGCTCTACTGCCGAAGAATATTTTATAAAATTATTCCAAAGGTAATCAGTTTCATCCCAATATTTCAGATTCAACATTTCCAATGAAAACGCATTCGTACCAAGATACTTATCTACGGTTTCTCCTGTTGATAGTAAATCATCTATTATTTCAAGACCTGTACCATCACCATCACCATCACCACAATCAAAGCAAGGTAATAATGGAGATTCATCTACCTCAATAGTTTCATTTGCAATAGTCTCACCTATTAGTGGAACTGATTGTATTTTTGAAAGCCAAAGTTGTTGATTTGGTTGTATATTTCTTGGTAACGGTTCGTATAATTTTAATACTAAACTTTTTACTTCTTTTATTTGTCGAGGACTTTCATTGAAACTGCCTGTTAAACTTATACTGCCTGTTGTGTATGTAGAAAAGGTTTCTGTATCAATTCCCCAAGTAGAAATAACTTTATTTTCACCATCGCCGAAATGTGCGTAATGTGTAAGGTACTTTGACGTTTCTTCTTTTAGTAAACTTATGTCAAACTGGGATTTGAATGCAGATTGAATATCAAATAACACTTGACCCCTTTTTAATCGTAACTCACCCTTATCAAATACAACTGTTATTCTTTCAGTCTTACCCTCTACTACCTCATCCCCACCAATATTAAACGGAATTAAGACTAATTCAAACGGAATTTTATCGGTTGAATCATTGTGAGTAATTTTACCTTTAGATAAAATCTCGGCAACATTTAACGTAAGTGATCCGTTATCGGATACCCTTGCGATGGCAAATTCATTATCCTTTTTATTTACATAAACTTCAATATAGTTGGTATTGACTGATTGCCATCCAATTATGAAATTTTCATTATACCCCTTAAAATCAGCACCCTGGATATTTTCGGGATATGTGATATGTGTTATATCTGGTCCAGGTGAATGTGATTTATTTATTACATTTATATTTATTCGTTTTACTAAACCTGTTCCAACTATATCCGATACTGGTTGTAAATACAATATATAACTACCTATACCACTATTAAAATCTTTCTTTGAAAGTGAAATTGAACCGTTTTTAGGTAGTTCACGTTTTGTATTACCAAGTACGTAAATGATACTATCTGAATATTGAGAAGTATATGGAATTCGTAATGATTCTGTATCATTTATGTTATATTGTAAACTCGTATTAGATACACTAACTATTGGACTCTTTGGTGAAATTTCTTCTGCCAATTTATTCACAACCGCAGAAATTGTTGTCAATCCTGGTAATAGTGTTTTTGTGAATTCATTTTCAATTGTTAGTGGTTGTGGGTTATTTCTATCAGTAATAGAATATTTTACTAAATGTGTATAATTAGTCACACCATTACTTTGTAATTTTACCCATGGCATGGTGTCAGGTATTAAACGATCTATGCGACCTGGTCGCATAGATTCTCTGCGACCTATTTCATTTGTATTACCTGGTATTACATCTAACGATATTGTAAAATCATCACCATTTTTTATAAATCCATTTGTATTCGCAGAAGTTGAATATGAAATAATATCATCTGATGATACATCACCCAAGAATCTTACTTCATATGTTTCTGAATATTCTATTGGTGGTACTCGTGACGTGTTTAGACTAAAATCCAATGAAACGTATTCTAATGTATTTTTACTTAAATTTACCCATTTACCATTTAAATATTGGTCTACAACTACAATATAAGTTGCGATTGATATACCACTTACAGTCATCTCAATCGTTTTAACTCTATATTTTTGAGTTGATTCCCATCCCGATTTACTGACAGTGAATACCCTACCATTTAATAGTGCTTTAGGATTATAATAAAGAACATTAGGTGTTGTTTTACTACTATCATTTCCATTTATAAATATGGATGAATGGATAGGTGAGGATAAAAATTTTATTGTTATTAACGGTGTTGTTGGACCGGTTGTAGTGGGTGAAACAGTTGTACCACCACCCCCACCACCTGTGTTACGTCGATCATCTTCTGTTTTATCAAATTTAATGGCTACTGACATTTATTGCTGTTTCTTTTATTACTATAAATATAAGTTTAATACATTTATACTATATTGTGAAAGTTGTCACCTACTTCAAATATTCTCGGTTTAACGCGGACTGGTTCTGGGTATGTAGTTATGTAATCATCTACAATTGATATTGGTTTATATGTACATACCGCAGCTTCCCCGTAATTTTCTGCAAGGGGATCCCTACACCTTACCGTTCTCTCTATATTTTGTATTTTTGGTGTGGTTCGTATATCCCCCACCAATTCCACGGTTTGATATGTAATTGTTATAGAATCATTTTCCTTGCCAATCCACATTTCACTATCACCATCATTCGTATAATTTATTGTACCCGTATTAGACCAAACGTAATACGTAACAGTTTTACTATTAGCAATAACCCCCCTATCAGGAGCACCAATAACAACTGGTTCAGGTATGGTACTATTATATATTGAATCACTTGTGGTGGTTTTTAAAATTTTACTCAATTTATCAAATGTTACCTGTTCCTCCATTGATAATGTATTTTTTTCTAATATATTACGTTTAGGTAAATAAAAATCAACAACCGCTGATAATATGGTTGATGCTGTATCTATAATTTCACTAATTGGTAATTGTAAATTCGGCAATGTTTCTAATGATTTACCATAATTGAGTGAATTGATATCATAATTACGGTTTTCGATAAAATATTGTGCCGCCTGAATAAATTTAGTTCTAATATTTAATAAAAATATATCAAAATCATGTACCTTGAATTCTTGTTTTATTAAATTAACATAGGTTTGACCATCTACCACCTTTCCTTTTATAGTTAGGAAATCCACTAATACAGCTTGAATATTTATATTTTCTACGAATTTCTGTACAAATCCATTGGTATCATCCCTAAATTCCCCATTATTCACAAATACATCATATCGGTTTTGTAAATCAGGTATAACCACATCATCTTTAGTTTTTAGTGGCATAACACGAATTTCTGTCCTTGATGGTGAAATTTCATGTATCCATAGTTTATCAAAATTTTCTCCTTCTGAGCCACATCTTCTATTTAATAAAGATATTTGTGTTTTGAAAATACCATTAGAATATCCAGCTTCTTTAATTAGTAAATCTGAATCAATTATATATTCTTTAGCACCATTCGTTTTCTTAACATCACTATTTTCATTTATACTAAAGTATTTATTGATATTGATGTCATCCAAATAAATATATCTAACGAATTTACCAGAATCTCCCTGTGGTAATTTATTATCATCATTATCGTACATTACAAATTCAATAACATCTGTATTTCCTGTAATATTCCAATCTGTCCCGGTTGCACCGAAAATGGAAGAAAATAATTCTCTTTCAAAAATCTTTCTGTCCTTAGGATCTAATTTATATCCCTTTTTTTCAATAATTTCTTTGAATGCCTTTATTGCCATAATTAGTCTTTTTCTGCTCCTATTGTTGTTCCAACTATACCCCTTGGACTCCAAGTATCTCTTCTATCAACCTCTCGCTTATATGCAGCTTTAATTAGATGGCTTTCTCCAAATGAAGTTGTTACTAAAATCGATCCCTCATATGTACGATTTCGGTTTCCACCAAAAAGGCCACCTCTATCATCTGTTTTTGGTTTCCAACGTAAAGTTACATATCCCTTCCCTGCTGCACTTCCGTCCCTTCGTGGCACTGTGATTGTATTAGGAACATCTAACCATTTTGTAGCATCACCTGCTGTTGATAAGTGGAATACTGCGGGTGTATCTTCATTAAAATTATAGAAATTGATAGCAGTGCCTTGTATATATTTAACTTTATTATCATTTTCAGTTTCTATATATAGTACATGTTGGTCATTACGTATTTGGGTTTGTGGTAATTTCCAGCCTGTGTTTGTTTTTTGGTCGTATGTGCCGGTTACTCCATCTAATACTTCCGATGCTGCCTGTCGGGCTTGTTCAGCCTCTACTTGTATTTGAAGTGCTTTTACTATATTGTTAAGAATTACCATTTGATCAGTTAATACTTTAACTTGTGCCGTTAATCCCTGAACTTGTGCTTCTAATGAAACTCGTTCAATTGCATCTTTAATACCTTTTTGTAATGCAGTTTGAAAATCGGTTAATAATGAAACGTACCTTTCGTTGGTCATATCCGAATCGTTTTCGGCGGATGCTCTCAATAATTTTTCAGAATCAACCGTAACTAATAATGAGGAAATTTCAGCGAGTTTGGCTTCCAAATCTGCTCTAATTGCCGCCAATGCTTCTTTAGTTGCCTGATGATCTGATATCTCTCCGTTATATACAACTGTTAAATCATCATATATGGATGTTAGAACCACGTTTGGCTTATCCTTTGCTCTCGGCTTTATCAGTTCCGTTACCGTTACATCAATTGCCTTAACCAATTCATCATCAATATATTTTGGTTTTTCAAGATAACCACGAGCTCCAGGTCCTTTGGTAGAAATAGTTACACTACCAGATGTAAATGGTGTTGGTAAAATTGAAATACTGCCATGTAAAAGAGAATCAGTATTTAAATCCCCTGTGGTCGTCCCCATCGGAATAGTACCATATGAATCACCAAGGAAATTTAAAATCAATTCCTTGTATTCATTAGTATAATCAGGTGATTTCAAAATCAGTTCAACCCCCCGGCGAACTGTTTCTGAATTTTTATATTTTTCTAAAAAATCACTCTCTTGCATATCCTATTTATTTCTCAACGGTGAATGTTAAATCATTATCTGAAAAATGTTCTATATTTCCGCTTCTTTCAACTTTAATTTCTATATAATATTCACGATTTATTTCCCAATTGGTGAAATTTAATTTAAAGAAGTTGCCAATTTCATCACAACTTACTTTAGAATGCTCGCTAAATGGAATGACCACTTCATGTGTTGATGCGTCTTTTATTTGGTAATATGTTGTTTCTGGTAAATACTGTACATCATCATATCCATATTGATTTGTGTATGTTTTTAATGGGTATTTTTCTCTACCTACCACACGTATTGTATCTATGTTACCAATTTTGTATTTTGTCTTTAATCGTTTAAATGTAATGTTTATATCATTAGAAACCAATTCTGGTAAAGAACCTGTTGCAAATGTTGAATCATCCCAACCAATAATTATTTTGGGTTGATATATGGTATTTGTTTCTTTACTAAAAAATTGTAAAGTACCATAATCAATTTCATCAGTTTCGGCAATATCGGAATACTTTAAAACAAATCCCTCATTTGGAATACTACCACTTAACCAAGAATTTACCACTTCCAACACATCCATAGAAACATCAGATGATAAATATGTATACACTTCTGAACTTACAGGTGTAGAAACGAAATCACCACCCGTATCTAACCAGGTGGTTGATGTGGTTCTATTTTCCCAAGTCACACCTGCTGTACTAATTTCATCAAATTTAGTTCCAATTCCCATATCCCATGATTGAGATACCGGATACGCATAAAGTGTGAATTCAGTTGGTAGGTAACTGGCATAGCATTCTTTCAAAACCAAAGTCGCAGCAGATGCAGTAATATTACCCGTTACTATTGAAGATGATAATTCGGACAAATCAAATTTTAACAAACCATGTGAGATATCCAAAACCCCACCCACATAAGTTTTTGATACTTCTAGAACTTCATCTAACCCAGTATTTTGAGTTGGCTGGATTTTGTATATACTTGCATCCTTTGATGCTACTATAAAATAATTCATTATTTAACTACCCTTCCTTTAATATCAGTATTAGGAAACTTACATTCAAATATACTCGGATCTAAACTCGGATAAACCATTTTACCTCTAGTAGCCTCCGTTATATTATATGAATGTCGTGAATATTTCCCTAATGATTTATTTACAATTTCAAATTTTGGTACAGATGCCACTCCCTCAACACCAGATATTAACAATTCAATTTCACTTATGTTTATCGGCATATTAAATGACCAGTTATCAATATTAAAATACTCTGTAAGTTGGTCTATACATTTTACCAAAACCTCACGATTATTATAACCACCATATACTCTAATTTCAAAATCTACACCAAAATTAATGACAAACCCATCTATAATATTTACACCGTCGGTTAACATACGAAATTCGCTTAGATAGGTTTTTACATTCTCCTTAATCGCACGATTTAATGTTGTTAAATCATTATTAGAATCATATCCCAATACATATAAATTTATAGCGAATGATCTACTATCCTCTTTACCGTATGGTGCACAAAATACTTTGGCAACTCCCCCATATTTAGGTGGCATTGACAATACTCTAATTTGATAATCCTTATTAGTTACCGCTCTGTTTTGTGATGCAAAGTTTGCTAATGCATTTTGTCGTATTTCCTCAACGGTTTCAGTTCCCCTACCACCTGTTGCTGGTTCTTCATTTTCAACAGCAACACTATTTTTCATTTCTTTATATATTGCCAGTTGACTTGCTGTGAGTGAAATACTATCTTCATCAAATTCAATTTGTCTAATTCGGGTCACCTCACCTTTAGATACATTTGAACTAATCCCACCACCTGTTAGATATGAAATTGTCAATGTTGTATGTGATGGTGCTTGACCATATGAGCGTGTTTTCAAAAAGTTAGCTGGGTCAAATGATGCTCCCAATTTATCAATTGAAGATTGTAATCCCAATCCCACATTTTTAAAGTTTGGAATTATTGTTTCATCGGAAGAGTCTGAATTTCCACCACCAAAGACTAATGTTGTAGTATTATCGGCATTTACCTGTGTTACAAATCGTCTTGATGTTTTTAATAATTTCAAAACATTCGGAACTGTATCTTTATATGGTAATAAATCCAGATCAGTTTCTTCTGTAACTGGATAATCAATAAATATCATTTCTTGTGCCAAATATGGAACTTCATACCATTTATTACCATTTTCATCGCGGACATCATAGATTTGAACTATATCAGTATCACTTAAATTTATCTTGGAATATTGTTCAGGTGACCCGAATATATGTTCAGATGTTTTTAAAGTTGCCGAAATGGCATTTACATATTTTTTAATTAAATATAAAGTTGGTTCACCGTTTGTTCCAGTTTCGTGTATTGTAATTTCACGTTCATTGGGTACAGAAAAATCTAACAATTCAGTGCTTCTAAATAATGTGCCTGTTGTAGTGGATTCCAATGACATTCCTTCTTTTACTCTTAAATAATATCTTGAATCCGGACCGTTATTTATTCCACTACCAATTGACGGTACTAACTGATATACCGCCACTTTAACGAGTGCTGGTGTAGTAACTTTTGATTTATACCCTAAGTACTGTGCAAGATTTATTACGTTGTCTCTGTCCTCTGCATATAACATCATTGATTCCTTTAATGAATCATCTATGTAATATGATAACACATCACCAAGATATGATGCCATTTCAATGAACATCATTCCAGGTGAAGATTCATTGAAATCCGAATGTGTTTTAGGAAAATATGTTTTAGCATATTCAATTAGATTCTCACGGAATCCCGAGAAATCTTTATTTAGATACTTCAAATCCCTACTTTGGTTATTCTTTTTTGTTATAGTATTTAATGACATAGTTATTATCCCTGTATTGTAAATGTTATTTCTTGTATTGCAATGTCACTACCAACTGTAAATTTGATACTCATATTCGCAGTATTATTATTCTTCATTTCATCTGTCATTTGAACATCAATTTCTTCAATTGTTATGTACGGCAACCAAAATCTAACATTTTCTGTGATGGTATCTTCCAACACTTCTGGTAGATTTTCGGTTTCCTGTTCAAACAATATAGATTGTAATCCAGAACCAAAATCAGGTTGCATAATTCGCTCACCTTTTTTTGTTAATAGTAAATTTAATAAATTCGCTCTTGCTTGTTCAAAAGATGTAAATGCTTGGTCAAAGTAACCAGTAGAACCCAATCGCACAGGTAGTAATAGACCATATGCATAATCATCATATTCTGCCGTATCAGTTACTAATTTTCTTCCAATTACAAATGCCATTATTTACGAGTTTTAAATTTAGAAACTAAGTCAGAATTATCCCTGTTCATTATTCTATCCAAACCTGGCAATCCCGTTGATACTCCAAGTCCACCAGATGTTTTAGGTGTTTTATTTTGTGTATCATTATATCCCATTTTAGATGCCATTTGGGATTTCAACCCATCTGCTCCTGCTGGTCCGATGTTCTTATCAAATGATACAGTTTTATCCATTTCATCATAACTTTCATCCAGCTGCTCAGATTGTCCATATTGTGCCGGAGCTTCCGTTCCATATTGTGGTGGACCGCCCCTATCTTTAAATGGCTTTGTATTATTCAATATTTCATTTAAAATAGGATTTTTACTCAACTTTTTTAATTCCCTCTTTTCCGCTACTGTTGGTGTTTTTGCATTTGGTGTGTCTTGCATCCCGTCCAACATTGAATTTGCAAGGGAAAATGGATCTACTTCTTCTTTTTGTATAGTCTTTTTTGGTTTCTTCTTTACTGATGTTACCGGTGCTGGTACATTCTTTGATTCTGTTAATACCTTACTCACGCCTTCTTTTATTAAATCAGGTAGTTGTCGTTTTAATTCGTGCTCAACCACCAGTTTAATAATCTTTGCTAATTTTTTCGTATCCATATTGTAAATTCTTTATTCTTATTATAAATATATCCTTTATTTATTTATGTATTTTATGAGTATAAATCCGGATTATTCTCTATTTCCCTCCAATATGCACAGAACTTATTGGCTCTATCGGTTAATCCATTCCGTCCGCCGTTAATTCTCCGTGTAATTTCAGTAATACTTGCCATTGTATCATCAATAGCATATCGGTTTAGTTTTCTGGTTGCCCAAAACCAACAAGCTGCATCTGAACGATATTTGGTTTCAACTAATTCAGGATGTGCAACCACATCATCTTCAACTCCCTTGTTAAATTGTCTATAATTCGCAAGACCTGTTAATTGAATGAACCCCCTTCCCAAATATTTATATCCATCGCCTGGTTTTTCATTTCCCAGATATCGGTGAGTATCATACCCCCTTTGGGCTCGTGTAGGTCCCCATATTTCTCGTTTATAATAAAAATTACCAGATTCGTGTGCACATTGTGCCAAAAAGTGTGCCCTTTCTAATGGTTGAATAATCCCCCATTTTCTCATAGCGATAATTAAATCAATCGGAGGCGTTTTAATTTTGATGTTGTTACAATCTTCCATAATTATGTATTCTGTTGGTTCATCCGTATCATTAGATATCGGATATACTTCTAATTTATCTTCTTCGGTTGGTGCTGAAACCGTTGCTCTCGTTAACCCTGCTGATGTTGATAATGTTAATCCATGTCCTAAATCAGTAGCCCCATCTGCTATAACTTCTTGTTCTGGTTCTAACGTGATTGCGGATTTAACACTTTTAGGTTCTTGTGGTACAATATCAATTGTAATGGGTTCTACAACTGTTGGTTGTGCGGGTGGTACATTATATCCAACCCACGATACTACACCAGGAGCAGGTGGCACAGTAGGAAACCCGGGGTATAATGATGTTGTAAAGTAGAACCCCTCAATTGTAGTTAAGTGAATAGTCATAGCCACAATTAACAGATCAAGAAATTGACCTGAGTTTGTAACTGGACTCTGATTTTTCATATCTGGGAAATCACCAGGTTTACTAACCATAGCTTGGTTGGTCGCTATATTTAAATATGCCCCAAATGCAGGTATTATTGGTACAGGAAGTAAATTTAATGTTGCCCCACTCCAATAGCCAACCACACCTTTGCCTATATCATTTATTATATGATGCAATCCCTTTTGTTTTTGCAATGCGATAGTACCTGCCAACCCCACCTGAGTTTCCATCATTTCCGTATTTGCCTTTGCAACTGATACTGAATTTCCTATTTGAAACCCCCTTCGCATGCATATATCATACTCCATAGTAAGTTTTTTAGAAAAATCTAAATGACTTTCTATTGCCGATTGGTTTCCCATATAGGCTAACATATTTTTTTTGAAGATATCAAATGACATTTACTCTGTGAAGTTTTTTGTTGAAAGTATTGTTTTTAATTGTGATTTAATTTTATTCAGATCTCCTTGATTTGTTGGTCCAACCGCAGATGGTCCAGATGGAGTTGGGAACACTTGTGCTACAAGTAAATCTATCACTTGCTCTAATAGCTTCACTAATGTGTCACCACGAACTAAATGCTCGGTCTCGGTCTCGGTATTTAAAAATACCTTACCATTGTTACCTAAAATATAAGTATTAAAATCGTTTGTTGTTAATCTAACATCACCATTAAAATCCAATTTAGCACCTGCTTTTCCATTATCAATTGAAAACTGACCATCAGAAATAAATCCGTAGTTTCCTTTTGAATAAAATATCATTTCTGCTGATTTAGATGAAAAAATCAGACGTTCTGAATTTATTAAAATCTGGTCTTTTCCAACTAATTCTTTTGGATATTTATCAAAATTCTTTGGTTTTGTTTCAAAATTACTTGAACCCCCATCATCTATTATACCGGGTTGGTATGTTAATTTATGTTCACCTGAAACCAGTGCGATAATTGAGCCATCACGATTGATATCTTCCTCAAACATATCTTCCAGTTTCAAATCATTTTCAGCAATATCATATTGACGATTTCGAATTATAATTGAAGGTGCGAATTTATTGTCAGAATTATTATATCCACTAAATCTAATAGACTGTCCAAATCTACTTTGAATTAATTTATCCCCTTCGTATAATTTTAAACGATTTGTTTGTGTTGGTTCAAAATATTTCCCTATTTTTATATCATCAGAATTATTTATGTTAGAATTGGTAATTCCGGTTTGTGAAGTTTTATTATAACTACTTGCAGAATTATTGGAAGTGGATTTTCCTGAATTAAATTTTTCTAACTGAAATGTGCTGATTGCATTACCTACATTTAAATTTCCTTTGGTAATTCTTTTATAATAAAATATATTACCAATTGGTATCATTTCAACCTGCTCCCCCTGTAATGGTAAATCTAAATTTAATACATCGTATGGTGGGTGTGGGTTTTGATTATCCTTATCTAATAATTGAGTATCTTCAAATTGAACATAACACCAACCGATTTGAGTAGTATTCTTTTTATCTGAAACGGTTTCTTGGTCCACTTCATCCATGAATGAATCGGAATCATCTAAAATTACATGGCTCACTACCCCCATAATTGGGGCTTTCGTTGTAAGTAATTGCTTACTTGTTAAAGAGTGGTGGTTTGATGTTGATATTCTATCCGTTCCCATTATTTTTTATGTGTTTTTTGTTTTAGTTCTTCAACATCAAATGTTAATTCATCAACCCTTCCATCATTTTCTGCCACAGCATCCTTCATACTTTCATCAAATTGTTTACGCAAATCCGCTTTTTCATCATCAGTAAGTCCACCAACTTCTTCTTCTCCTTTAGATCCAGCTGAAATAATTCTTTGAGCAATGGTTGCCATTTTAAGTAATGAGTCATCATTTCGTACAGAACTATCTATTAAATCCTTTAGAGTTGGTCCTATTGTTATAAGATCATTAGAGTTAACCACCAATTTACGTATATCCGCTATTAGTTGAGAAATTTGTAGTTTTTTATTTTTTTGATTATCGTATATATCCTTAAATAGACCACTTAGGTCTTTACCAGGAAATAATTCAAATTCACCTTTCATAATTTAACATATTAGTTACATATAAATATAGTAAATAAAAAAACCCACCCTAAATTAATAGAATGGGTAAATTTGAATTCAATCACTTTAAATTACGATTGAAAATTATAATTATGAATTAAAAGATTTCTCTTTTATATAAATAGAAGATTTTTATATTTCTAACCGTTTTCATCCCAAAATGCATCAACGTTATCGGTGAATTCTCCAGTTTCCATGTATTCGTTTAACATACGTTTTTGAATCACCTTCATTGTATTCACCACTTTAGTAATGTAATGGGTTTTACAATCCGTCATTTCACGAATTAGTAAATATAAGTGTTTTTTATTAAAATTTTCAATGTTTTCACTTCGTCTGAATAATTCAAGAATCGCATCTGCTATTTGAATATCTCTACGTTTTGTAAAAACTGTGGTGAGGTGTGTATCCCAATACGTTAACATTATATCTTTAAATTCTCGAAATTCCCCACCTTCCACTTCATCATAATGGTTATTCGCTGGATTCCACCCCTGCGGCATTTCTGATAATAGTGCTGTTTTTTTCCAACGTTTATAATTTCCGTTGTTCTTTAAAATAAGATGATTTTTTGCTATAATCGTAAAATACGAAAATGCCTTACCTTTATCTTCTTTGTACATATGGATTTTTTCAATCAAAACTGACACTACTTCCATTTGTACATCAATTTTTGGTACATCAAAATATGAAAATTTAAATGTATTTAAAACATTTTCTGCTAATTTTTCAAAGGGAAATTTTATTCCATCTTCATAAATTTTGTTTCGCTCTACGTCATCCTCACTTTTATTATATGCAATAATTGCATCTTGTGCTGGTTTCCCGAAGTATATTTTTGATTTTTTTCTTCTTGGTTTTCTTGGTATTGCCATATTTAATCTATATCTTCATTTAATCCTTCTATTATTGCTTTTATATCTGTAAATGCACCACCCACTTCATCATCGGATTTAAATGCTCCCTTTAAATCAGCATCATTCATCCTATCTAATGCGTTTGATGCTAATATTCGTATTGCATCCCGTTTTAGTACTATTCTATCTTCAAATTGTTCTGTTTGCTTTA